TTTCTGCCGTGTGCCGCGCTCGTGCGTAGATCTGCGGCAGTCTGCGGGAGATCGTGCTCCGAGCCATGTCCAGCTCCACCGCGACGTCAATCTGCGGTGTCTTGTCCATGACATAGCGCCGGACGATCTCCGCGTCCTGCTCACTGTAACCTGCCTGTGCTATGATCTGCTCCCACTCGCCTTGCAGCAGGCCGGTCAAGTCGTCCGGAATCCGCACCCTCGCGCTGATCGTCACCACCTCCAATCCGGGTGGCGCGGCACACAGGGGCGTTACTGCTTATGATTCAGGATCGGAATGTTCCCTTTATTACTAACTTCGAGATCCAGCGCCTTTGCAATATCGCGAATTTTAATATAATTCGTGCCGTCCTTTAAGATCCGTTCGACCTCGACCTCCTGGCCATCTACGATCATCTTTGCCTTTGTGACCACTTCGTCCACCTCCTCCAAGAGCTTCTTGAATGCTTCCCACTTCGTTTCGTCAATTAGCGGCAGCGGACACAGTTTCATCGAAATGTCATAATGTCGGATTGCGGCCTGCACGCCCGGCAGCTGCTTCAACAGCATTTGATAAAGCCGCGCCGCATTTTTCATCGTCGCCTCCGGGATGTAATACTTGCCGGAGGCATCTGTGTGGCTCACCATCTCGATACTGACGGTGTTGTAGTTGCCGTACACCTTGCCGTATTTGCCGCTCCTGCCGTCGCCCACGGCCCAGGCCACCACATCCAGCGGCACACACTGATAAACGGTATCGCCCTCGTCGACCACGAAATGTGCCGAAGCAGCGCGTCCCTCGGAGCCGTTTGCAAAATACCTGGCATTGCCAAGCGCCGTCGCGTGCAGACCGGTATTTGCCGTGTAGTGGAACACAATGGCCCGGATGGCCGAGAGCGGACGCTTGCAGCCCACTCTCGTTGCCCGTATAGTGTCGTTAATTTTCAGTGCCATCGCCGTCACCCTTCGCATCCATCGCGTCCTGTGCCTTCTGCGACTGCGTGCCGAAATAGAACGTGATGACCATCAGGAAGATCGTCAAGAAGTCTTTCCCTGTGATATCACCCCGCAGCGCCAGCACCGTGAACACCACCGTCAGCAGCAGCGTCACCAGCGACTTCACGCTCAGCAGATTCGACAGCCGTTTCGTAATTTTGTCCATATTATGTACTCCCTTCGTCGTCCGATTTTTTTGCAAATACTCTCTTTGCAAGGAGCATCAGCAGCTCCCCGCCAAACGCCGCTACGGCGAAGGTCAGGATGTCGGAAAGGTCTATGTCCCTGTCCATCACCAGTGCTGCGGTTTTGACCATCGCCGCCCAGAGCAGGACGCCAAACAGCACCCAGATGCAGAAATACACCAGCTGCCGTGCCATCTTCCCCTTCGTCAGGCGGCTTTTCCGGATGCGCCTCATACAATCCCCGCATGAGCCAGCGCAAAGCCGACCAGCGCCCCAACAATGGCCGTCACGACCGCCTTGACCAGCGCTTCCCATTTCCCGCCGGGGATGGCCTTGAGGCTCTTCACGTCGTCCTTGATCTCGCTGACATTGGCCTCAATCGTCTCCTGCTTCGTCGCCAGCACCTCTACCGAGGTCGCCAGCTGATGCAGGGCTTTGTTGTCTGCCTCCAAATCGTCAATGCGGTGCGTGTTGCTCTTGCATCGCGCTTCAATCGACGCGACCAGTGCCTGAATTCCATCGTCCATCTCTTTTCTCCTTTATACTTCGGTAAAATACAGCCCCACCAGCTCATGAGGCAGGAACTGAAGCGTCACCTTGCCGCCCGGCTGCTCGCCCGTCCGTTCGCAGCGGTAGAGCTTGCCGTCCTCCGGGTCTGTGTAGTAGAGTCCGTAGGTGTACTCCATGCCCTTTGCGGCGGGGATGGGGTCCTCCTGTGTGCCCGCGTGGGTCTCGTCGATGACGGTAAACAGCGCCGGGACTTTGTCCGGCGCCCAGCCGGTCTGCGTCGTGTGGGCCTGTGTCACGCGATAGAGCCTGTCTGCATAGACCAGCCGGTCGTTGACCTCCACGGCCATTCCTGCCGCCCAGCGGTCATACAGCTCCTTTGCCTTCACGGCGTCCGCATCCGTCAGGCTGGCCGAAGCCTTGACGATATAGGGGCGCAATGCTCTGGCCCTTTCTGTATAGGTCATCATTCCGCCTCCCCAAGTAAAATTTTCGCCGCTGTCTCAGCATCCGTCAGCGGCAATGCCGCACCCATTTCCTCATAGCTGCCCTCCGGCTCCGTGCCTTTCAGCAGCTTGCCCGCCAGTCGGAACACCGTGTCGGAAAGTGCCTGATACGCTTTCCCGTCCTCGTCGGTCAGCGTCACGGCCATCTTCGCACAAAAGCCCTCGGCCTCCGTTTCCTCGCACGGTACATAGCAGCCGTTGTTGTGCAGTCGGATGAGCACAATGCTGTCCGCATACCCGGCAAATGCGCCGTCCTGTTTTACTGCATACATAGTGTTCCTCCAAATTTCTCTTGATATATTTTCTCTAATCGCTCTGTGCTGGCCGTCCGCAGCCGATTCTTCCAATAGCCGTTTTCCTGCCCTGTCCACAGCTCGTCTACAAAGTCCTCACCGCATCCGTGCTTTGCATACCAGCGGTAAAGCTTATCCAGCATATCCTGTCGGTATTTGCCCTCATCGGTCAGTGGTCGAAAATGATTCCAACCGTTTTCACTCGTTACACAGCAGATCGGCTTGCCGTCCAGATAGAGGATTTTTTCATGTTCCTGTAAGACTGTTCCGTATGGGATATTAACCTCTCCAGAGAGGGATTTTCCCTTGAAGCGTTTGTATGTGATATAGTCCATATCCGTACCTCACACGCAAAAGCCGGGGGCAAAGCCAAGCGCGAAGCTCGCATAGCCTCTGTTGACCACGCCGGTTTCAAACGCAGCCACGAACTGCTCGGAACGTATGGCAGCCGGGGAACGGAGCCACCAACTAACAGCCCTACTTGTCGTGCTGTGCTTGTACTTGATTTTGCTATTCCCGGCGGAATAATAGGCGTACTGCGCTTGTTTGTTCTTCTCGTTCGTGTTTCCGTAGGAAATGCTACCGAAAACCTCGAACTCCGAGAGGAGGAAAAAGTAATCCGTTGTCGCCGTGACGTAGCTCGCCGTCGAGCCGCCGCCGTTCGCCGTATTGTCCGTGTACTTTGTAACGGATTTCAACACCGCGCGGAGCGCTGCCTGGATGACCGCAATGATCGTGCCGGAATAGCTTGACAGGCTTGTGCCGCAAATTGCCGTTCGCATATTTGACGATGCCCAACCACCGGAGTTTGAATTGCTGGTATTCATGCAGAATCCACCGCCGGTATCTTCGTAATATTTGTCACATAGTGCAACGTCCGTGCCACCGGAGAGCGCGGTCTTGCCTAACTGGAAATGAATGCGGTTTGTTCCTTCGACGCTGGCATTGTGATTGAATCCGATGATAAATGCGTATGTTGTGTAATTAGATAAAGAGAGAACTCCCACTGTGCCGTTCAGTGTGATTGCCTTGCGGTCGCCGATGCTCCAATAGTTTGCACCAATTCCAGCATCAGAAATGCCACGAATTTTTTCCCATGAATTATCATTCAATGTTGTAGATGCAAATGCCAGTACCGTATCATACGAAGATACAACATTCACGATATTACTATCGCTTGTTGCTCCACCCAATGTTGCACTAACCGTCCATTCTCCTTCTTCAGGCACGACCAACGTACATGTTCCGTTGACTGATGTACCGCTCACAGACAGACTTCCTTTTGTAGCGGTAACAGTTGCACCCGAGGTCACAGACACGATGATTTTCAGTTCTGTACCTTTCTTCATGGCTCCATCAATCTTATCCCCGGCGGCATTGTGCGCCGTTGCACCTTCCAACAGGGTTTCCGGGGTAACGCTGTCTCCCGTCAAGTCGACCAGCGTATTCCCCGCGAAATCGACTTTACTGACGCCCATATCAAACCTCCGCGGCCTTGCCGATGGTGACGGTCTTACCGCCAGCGGAATTGTCCGCCTCGTTATAATAGATGGCGTTGACGACCACCTGAGACAGATAATCATAGCCCTCATCCGGGATGACGGTCTGCGACGTGGTCAGCGGATCGACCGTCTTGGTCTGGACGGTGATGGCCTCACCGCCGTATGTGCCCTCGACGCCGAGGATGGTCACGCCCTTTTTGATGTTGGCCGCAATGATCTTCGCTGCCTCGTCGGGGTCGATGACGCACTTTCCGGAGCCGTCGTGATAGCCCAGCGGGACGATATACTCGCCATTGACCGTGCTGATCTTCGCGGCGACTGCGCCGTTGTTCGGCATCTCGCCGGTGATCATCGTGCCGCGCGCGCCTGCCGTCTTTCCGATGAGGATTTCCGACGCCTTGACCGTTGCGCCCGAGGTGTCGAGATCAAACGTGCAGGAGCCTGTGTGGATCTCGCCGTCCGGGCCGTGAAACTTGTAGCCGAGAAGGACTTTTCCGTCCGCGATGGTGTCGGCAGTCAGGTCGATCAGGACAGTGCCGCCGTAGATGATTTTGCTTTTACCCATTTTTATACCTCCGATGCAATATAAACTGTGTTCCCAGTGGGATTGGATGTTTCGTAATACGGAATCTTGGTGACGGTCACGTCCTTGTTGAGCGTCTTTCCGGCGGTCTCAAGGACGGTCGGCGCGTTGGCCTTTGGGATGACCGTGTATTCGCCCTCATAAGGCTCTCCGCCGCCCGTGTGGACAATTTTGACGTTATCGATTGCAAATACAATGCTCGGTTTCCCGCCGATGTCAAACCGGATCGCCATCACAGCACCACCTTACTGATGGAATCGCTCACGCGGATGCCCTCAATGCTGGTGCCGATGACCACCGGCGCGGAGCCGGTAAACTTGACGCGGATCTGGACGGCCTGAGAAGCGGATTTGAACTGGAAAGTTTCCTCCTGCGTCAGGGGGAACAGGAAGTTTCCGTCTGTGTCCGTCGTGACCTCGCCGGGATACACCTTGCGCAGCTTCCCAACGATGAACTCGATCATCTCAATCTTGGATAGGTCGAGCGGCGCGCCGTCCTGCGTCCCAGTAAATACAATGGCGTACTGGTCGCCTTGCATGATTTTCAGGCTCATAGCTACCTCCTTACTTTGGCTTGCCGACCTTGCACAGCACCACATAGCTGCCGCTGACGCGGGCGATCAGGACGCGATTGCCCGCAGCGAATGTGACGTCCGGATTGCAGCGGTAGTGCTTGGCCGTTGCCTCGGTCTGGCCGGGGAAGATCAGCGAGACGCCGTCCGTGTACTTCGCGCCGATGGTCGCCAGCGAGAGCAACGGCGATTCCTGCGTGCTCTCCAGCGTGGCCGTAAACAGATCCATCATGCAATCACCGTCCTTTTCGCTGTGTGCTGCATCATCTGGCCGGCAGCCATGGTCAGCGACCAGCCGGTCTCCTCGTAGATTCCAGCCAGTTCCGGGTCGTCGATGGAGATGATGTCCCCGACGCCGTGGCCCGGCTCGTTGAGTGTCTGAAATGTGATGGTTCGCGCCGCTAACATGGATTCATTCCGGGCGCGGTCTGCGGCGGCCTGAAGCTCATCCTGACTTGCAATGTTGTCCACACGCTGCACATCCACAATGCGCATTTTGCGTTTGAACGTGGACGTGCTGGACGTCGGGGATTCATTGACCGCCGTGGCCACCATGTCGGCGTCGAGATCCGGGTTGCTGCAGATTCGGACGAAGACGTTCGGCGCATTGAAAATGTCCGTCTCGTCGTTGTGATCTGGTCCGATCGGCTGCGCGTGGACGACGTCGGTATCGGAATAGGCATGATCGATGCGGTCGGCGCTGGGCTGTTCATACGGCTCCAAATGCGCGATGCCGCTGCCGTCGAACCACACATCGCTGTAATTGATCTCGGCCAGAAGCTGATTGATGATTGACAGATAGGTCGTACCGATCTCCCAATCCTCTCGGTCTGTCTGGAGCGTGGCTGTGGACGGAGCCGCAATGACCAGCCCGATCCCGGCCTCCGTGAGCATCTGGCGGATCTTTGTGATGTAGGACGTACCGGCGGCGATGTGCAGGATGTTCTCCGTGCGCTGGTTTTGCAGCCGCCAGCAGCGGTCGTATGCCTCGATCTGGACGACCGTGTTGTAGCGGTCGGTCGCGCGGCTCGGAGTGGCCGTCTGGAAGACGCCCAGCGGCGTCTCCACGCCGTTCAGCCGCATGACGGGCTGCAGCTCGTCTGACAGCAGATCGACCGTGTCGGGCACGTAGAACCGCCCGGAGAAGCTGCCTTTGATCTCGGCATCCTTGTTGACCATGATGTTGGGGTTGTCGCCGCTGCGCCAATGGAGCCGGGCAAACTCGGCTCCGTTGCGCAGGACGTTGACGTGGTAGGAGACGTCACGAATCAATGTTGATCTCCTCCTTTCGGTCGATCTGCTCGATGGTAAAGCTGTAAGTGCTGAAGAAATCGTCAGAGTTTTCCGTGATGCTGGCCGGGTAGCCGATGGTCATATTGCCCTCCGGCGTCTTGCAGCAGGTCAGGTGTCCGAGCAGTGCCCTGAGAGACTGCCGCTCCGCGTCGTCCGCGCAGACGCAGGTGATCCGCAGCGCGCGGGACTTAAATTCGCTCCGCTCGGCGACCGGGTAGGTGTGCCCGGAGAGCTGGACATATTGGATGTCCTGGGACAGGCTTAGCCCCGTGCTGCGGTGTGCCGAAGAATCATAGAGGAAATGCAGCCACTCGCCGCGCTCCATGTCGTAGAGTCGGACTTTGTCTGTGTTGACCGTGACCTCCACGGCCTCGGACAGACTGTAATTGTCGCTGTTGTCGTAGCAGCCGCGCACCTGATAGCGCACACCACCAATGCTGGCTGCGTCGGTGTAGCTCGGTTCCGTGACCTTCGCGATGGCCACGCCGTCCCGGTAGACCAGATAGTAGTCAAAGCTGCCCGGCGTCCAGCTGAGTGCCGCCTCGATGCCGCCCTCGGCGGTCAGCGTGATCGCGCCGCCTGGTACGTTTGTTACCGGGAGCGCCGCCGTGCCCCACGGAGACCAGAAGCCATATTCGTTTTGCACGCGGACGCGCACCGTGTAGCTGCCATCGGCCAGATAAAATGGGGCTTTCCACGTCTTCCCGGTTCCGAAGCGCGTACCGGAGGCATAGACGCCATCGATCTCGACTTGGTAGGCTTGCTGCTCATCCGACTGCCAGCGGATCTCCGGGCGCGGCTCTGTGGACACGATAGACACGGGAGGTGTTGCAGGGGCAGCCAGCACAATAAACTGTGTGGCAGCGCTCCATGCGCCCGCAGCACCCTTGGAATTGTACGTCCGCACGCGCCAGTATTTTGTGCCGGAGGTAAACGTCCCGGCAGGAGCCGTCCATGTGTTGGCCGCGCCGGTGACAGTTGCCAGCGCCGTCCATGTGCTGCTGTCTGTGCTCTGCTGCAATTCGGCCTTCGTTTGGGCCGTGCCGGTCGAAATGATGTGTTCCCACTTGAACACGTTATCAGATGCTCCGTCGAGCACGGCCCGGTCAGGCGCAACCGCAACGGCTGTGGATTCCACGTCGGTCAGCGAGAGTGTCATCCAATCGGAGGTCGTGGTGACGCCGCTGTTCGCGGTCACGCTGATCTGCCACTGGATGCTGTCGCCGGAAAAAGTATTCGCCGGGATGGTGATGGAGGTGGCCGTGCCAGGCACGTCGATCTCCTTGACTGTGTCGGATGCAGATTTGCGCCAGCGGAATTTTGCAGACGTGCGCGAAACGTCTGCATAGCAGTACCCATTTACAGATTCACGCCAAGAGAAGGTGTTGGAATTTGCAGCAACAATAGATCCGCGTGACGGGGATGTGTTGCTTATTGCAAGCCCTATGGTTTCGTCGGTATAACGGAACGTCGCGTATGGTGGATTACTGCTTCTGGTTGACTGAAATGCCCAGTAATAGTTCGTTGCAATCATGATCCCGTACTTCAGCACGGAGGATGCAAGGCTTGTTGTAGAGGAGACAACCGTCTTATACCCGGCAGAACTTACATAGACGCTCAGCTTCGTACCGCCATAGCTCGGTTTATTGTTGTATGTTACTGTTTTTTCGTTGAATGGGCCTCGAAGATAATACCATGTAATGCTTTGCGCAAGAGTAGAAAAAGAAACTTGGTAATTTACATATACGGTTACATTTTCGATGGCCTTAAATCTTGCAGCTTCCGGAGGTGCAGCAAATGAAAATAAAATATCACTTAGTCCGTTTGCGTCACCAGCAACATACACAGATTCAGTGCTGAAATTTGTTGACGGGAATGATGCGCTAATACCTGCACACTGTGCACCTGTAAGCGTAATTTCTGGCATTTATGTCCCCCCCATCCGTACCACTCTGCGGCGCTCCTGCACAATGCGGAGAATGTCCTCAAACTCCCGCACCGTGTGGGCATCGATCGTGATGTTGTAAGTATCGCCGCTGGCCTGACGCGTCTCCTGCGCGGTCAGGATGCGCGTGCCCTGCGGCAGGATCGCGGTCTCTGCGCCGTGCTCGCTCAGCAGCGTCCGCCCGCCGGGAAACCAGTCTGTGCCGCTGGCGTTCCTGCGCCACGACCCGGCATTTTTCCAGGCCTCAAAGGTCCCTTGCGCCGTCCCAGCGGAAACCTCGCTGTTGTACATCGACCGCAGCTCCGCGTCCGTGTAGGTGCCCTCTGTAATCCAGCCCGCAGACTGCGAATAGCGGTAGCCGTTATAGGCACCGCTGGCACGCTGCATGTTGCTGAGCTGGCCGGAGCTGGCGTTCAGGCCGAGCGCGGTTTTGATCTTGTCGCCGTTGAACGTAAACAGACCGACAATAACGTTGGCTGTGTCTGCAATCAGAGCGACTGTCTGCGCGATCGGCTTCAGGGCCGCGGTCAGGGCCGGGAGCACCGCAGAGATCAGCGAGCCGAGCGGCTCCAGAAGCGCAACGGACGATTCGAGGATACTGCCAAAAGCATCGACCGCGCCGGACTCGACCAGCGCCTTGCCGACCTTCTGGATCAGCTCTCGGATGTCCTCCAGCGCCTTGGTCAGATACGGAGCAAACTCCGCAGCCATCTGGTTCTTGACCGCATCCTGCGTCTTCTGCAGTCGCTGGAAGCCATCATCCACTCCCTTGAGAGCTGTAAGGGCCTCGTTATCCAGAACATAGCCCATATCATGCGCCTCGTCGGCGTACTTTTTCAGCGCGCCGCTGCCTGCATCAATCAACGGGTTCAGCTCCTGCGCAGACTCGGACATGAGATCCATGGCCAGCGCGTCCCGCTCCGTGCGATTCTCCATCTGGCCGAGCGCGTCGATCGTGTCGTAAAAGACGTCCTCCGCGCTGCGTAGGTTGCCGTTTGCGTCCGTGATGGACACGCCGAGCTTGGCATAGGCTGCCGCTGTGGCCTCGTTGCCGTCCCGCGCCTCCTGCATCTTATTGGTGGTCTCTTTGAGACTGTCCCGGATGCGGTCGGACGAGACGCCGATCATCTCGGCGGCATAATCAAATTCTTGGATGGATTCCGCGGACTGACCGGTGACAGAGGACAGTTTCAGAATCTCGGCGGCAGCCGCCCCGGCCTCTTTGGAAATGTCGATGAGAGCCTTTTCAGCCTTAACCACCGCAGCAACCACAAGGGCGAGCCCAGTCACAGCCAAAGCCGCACCTGCATGGATGCCGTTGAGAGATTCCACGGCCTTCTGTGCGCCCTCCGGAAGCTGGATGCCGAACTTCCCGGCCACATCCGTCAGCGCGTCGCCAAGGCCGCGCATGACCTCGTCGTTGCCGGAGAACTCCTCCTTGAGATTGGCAAACAGGCCCTTGATGCCGCCGCCCTGTTCCTTGGTGTCGGACAGCGCCTTTTTCAGCTTTCCAAAGGCGGTCGTCGTGCCGTCTGTCTCTTTCTGGGCCTTTTGGAGCGCGTCCTCGTTGTCCTTTAATGCACGCTCCATCTTGACCAATTCGGCCTGTGCGTTGTTGAGCTGCGTTTTCCAGCGATTGGTGCGCTCATCGGCTTCGCCGTAGGCGGAGGCCGAGGACTGGAGCGCCTTTTCGATCTGCTCGATTTTTTCCTTCTGCGTCAGGATCGTGCGGTCGAGGATGTCATTTTTCTTGGTCAGTGCTTCGACACTGTCCGCGTTATCCCGAAACTGCTCGGACGCGAGATTCAGCTCGGATTTCAGAACGTTCAGGCCGCTCTTGATCTCGGCCAGCGCAGCCTTGTATTCCCGCTCGCCGTCCAGTTTGATTTTTGAGTTGATACTCGGGGCAGCCATCAACCGCCACCTCCCATCAGATATGCCGACAACGACAAGCGGGCGGGCTTCTCCGTCTCCGCAGGAGACTCAGAAACGACACGCCGGCCCGGTGCGCCCATGAGCTTGAAAAACTCACGGTAAAGCGCTACGCACCGCGCCGGCGTCATTGTCCGCCAGAAAACGGCCTCGTCGTTATGCAGGACATTGATCCAGATATTCAGATACCAAGCGAAGTTCAGGCCGTCGCTGCCGCTTCCTTGGTCTCCACGTTTTTTGTTTCTTCTTCGGTCGACTCCGCCTCGTCATCGTCCGGAGCCATGACCGCTGCGAACAGCAGGCCGAACACATCGCCCTGGATGCGGCGGAACTCCTTCCAGCTCACCGCGCGGCCGATCTCGCGATCCGTGACGGAGAGATCCAGCCCGGCAGCGTTTGCGGCCTCGTTGACCAGCGCCGCGAGCAGCCGCGTGAAATTCCGGAAGGAACGCTTCTCATCAAGCATCTCATCCAGTTCGCCGGCCGCCTGAAGATCTGCCAGCACGTTGAAATTGCAGCAGAGCTGGAGCGTGTGGCCGCCATACTCAAACGGCAGCGTTTTCAAACGGAGATCCATGGTTTATCCTCCCTCCGTGACGACGGTCGGTTCCGTCGTGAAGCAGGCGTCGAGCCATGCAATGGCCTCGGCCTCGGTGTCAAACGATTTCCACTCCATCAAGTGGCCTGTGTCATCGACCAGCGCTTCGCCGGAGGTCGTCGGTGTCTGGAAGTTGATCTGCTCGCCCATGGTCTGGAGCGTCTTGCTGGGCGGGCCGAACAGCGTCTTGTGGACGAAGATCGCCGTGAACTTCTCCACGCCGTCGATCATATCCGGCGCATAGAATCCGCTGCCGACGTACTGACCGGTCGAGGTCTTGCCGTAGGCCATGCTCTTCACGGTCTTGGGCGAGCCGGAACCGACCGAACGGCTCAGCTCATACGCTTTGAAAAGCAGCTTCTGCGTCTCGTCCGGGATGTACTTCACGCCCTGGCTGACCGTCAGGCCCGTGACCTTCTTCATGTACTCTGCCAGCGCGGACTCGGCATAGAGACGCCCTTCCGCGAACTTGAGTTCGAGGTTTGCCGTCATTGCGTCGCCCATGGACATCGGCGTGTCATAACTGATTTTCTTCTGCGTTTTGTCGTAATTGTATTTCGCGACCTTCATGCCGCGAAGATCAAATTCAGGCATGTCATTCTCCTTTCAGAATGTCGGCAGCGACGTCGGACATCTTGTCGTTGGCCTGCTGCCAGGTGTTGTGTACCGCGGTCGACCAGTAATAGTCTGCCGGGATTTTGCCGCCGGTTCGCCGGCCGTAGTTCAGCACAAAGCCTTTCGTGCCGTACCGCTGCCCACGTTTGTCCTTCCCGTGGATCGTGACGAACATATACGGGACGCCGTTTTTGTCCTTCCGGACGACGCGGGCTTTTGTGATATGCCGCAGCGTCTCACCGGTGCGCCGCTGTCGGCCGGGGTTGTTATGTCCGGACTCCACGAAGGCGGATTTTACAGAGGCCAGCATGACCTCGGAGCCGGCTGTCAGCATCCGCTTCACGTTTTCGTCGGTGAACAGATCAGCCTTATTCAGCTGCCGGATGGCTTCTTCAATACCGTCGGTATCCATCTGTGCCATCAGATTACCTCACATGGAATGTCCGTGTAGTAGGTGGCTGTTTCGACATCATAGGAGTGCTCAGGCATCTGCATCGCGATATGCGCATCCGCCAAAGCCTTGACGACTTCGGCGGGGAGCGTATCATCTTCGGTTTGCGTGGCCACGGTCACAACGGCCTGATAGATCGTGGCAAAGGGGCGGCTATTGGCGTAGGAGTAGCGGTCGCCGGTCGGCGTCCAGACCAGATAGCGGAGCAGCGGCTCACCGTCGTCCGTTGTCTCCGGGGCTTGCACCTTGTAGACCGCGTCCGGCAGTACGGTCTTGAGCGCGTTTTCAATCTTTGTACAGCTCATACTTTCCCTCCGGTTCTGCAAGGCTTAACGTGTTGATGTCGAGACCGTCGGCGTCCTGTTCGCGCTGCGCCTGGTCGATGCGATAGACGTGTCCATCCTCCAGCGTGCAGTATTGGTCTGCTTCGATCGGTGCATCAAAGACGCTGCGCGGCATGGACACCATGCGCACGAGCTTCTGCCCGGCCTGCTTCCCGGCGTAAAACCGGGAGGCGTACACCGTGCGCTCGCAGTAAAAGTGCTGGCTGACGGCCTTGAGCTTGCGCACGGCAGGAGACCGACCAGGGAGCAGCGTATAGATCGTCAAAATCTTGTCGTAGATCATCCGCCGTCCCTCATTTTCTCGTGGCACAGCCGATCCTTGATCATGATGTCAAGATTCCGGGGGAGTGCCGCCCGCTCGGTGTTTCCGCGGGCACGATACATCCACGCGGCCACGGAGCCGACCAGCATGTCATCCTCGTCGCTGTCGTCCGCCAGCGTGATGCCGCGCCGGCGGACAAAGGATTCGGCTGTGATCAGCAGACCGCGCATATAAAGCTCCTGTTGATCAGCGCACGACAAAATGCCAAGATCAACCTTCATGTAAGTCAGACGCAGGTCTGCTGACATTCCACAGCCCCCTCTCTTATGCCTTGGCGGTCACGCTGCCGGAGCCAACGGCCACGGCCTTGCCGTCCGCGTTGACCTCGACGACGGTGATGGTCGCGCCGGTCGTGGCGCTCTTGATGGTTTTATTTGCGGGCAGATCTGTCCAGCCCTTGCCGATGGGCTCGCCGTTCGCCACAGGCACGGCCTGACCGCTGACCTGGTATTTCAGCGCGCCGGAGCTGTTGCCGGCCACCGTCACGGTGCTGTCGCCGGACGCGCCGCTGCCGGCTGCCGTCGTCACGATCAAAGTGCCAATTGCAGTGTTAGCGAGGTCCTTGCCGAAAGTCGTGGTCGTGGTCGGGGCCACATTGCCGTAGTTGACGACCACAAACGCCTCACCGATGGCCGGCTTGCCGTCGCGGCGCTGCAGGCCCTTATAGCAGGTCTGATTCTGAAGCCACCGCACATTTGTATTGGATTCGATCAGCGTGCCCTCGCGCTCGACCGAGCGATAGAGACTCAGGAAACCGCCTGCAATCTCATTGTCCGGCATGACTTCCCACTCGACGATCACACCGCCGACGACCGGCATGGTGTTGTTGACGCCTGCAACCATAGCCGCAGCGGAGTTGTAGGCCAACGCGCGGGACATCAGGTCGAGATGTGTCTTTCGATTCATGGCCCAGACGACCGTACCGTTGGAGTAGTCCGGCTTGGCCACAGCCAGCGCCGCGACCAGCGGCTGGAAGAACTCGACGCCAGTCTTGGCGGAGAGGTCGAGCTTCAGAATGTGGCTGGTATGCAGGTCGGTAAAATCGCCCTGCTGCGCGCCCCACCATGCGGGCTTCGCGGTTGCGGCCAGACGGGTCAGGATGCCAACGGGCATCTTTTCGCCGGTGCCGAACCAGATGGACTTATCGATCGCTTTTGCGAGCGAGGATGCGAGTGCCTGAAGGATGGTCGATGCAAGCTGCAGGTCACTGTCATCCATCAGCATGGAGTTCGGGACAGCCATATAGCCGCCGACCATGTAGCCGTCCATCGTCAGCTGCCAAAAGTCAATGTCGAGCTCGTTGAGCGCGTCGGTCATTTCGGTCCAGATGGCCTCCGGTGCAACACCGGCAACGTTCTGGCGCGTGGTGCCGCGGAAGCTCGTGGTGAAGCAGTAGCGCAGGAACTTGGATTCCTGATAGGTCAGATCGCGCAGGATCGGCAGGAAACCATCAGGGATGCCGAGTTCGCCGCCGTTTACGCTGCGCTGCTGACTGCGCGCCTCGCGGACGCGCTGCAGGAATTCTTTGACGGCGGGCTGCGCCAGCAGCGCGTCGCGCTCCTGATAGGTGAGGCCGAACCAACGGCGCTCCGGGTTGTTGATAGGCATGGAATGATTACTCCTTTCGGTGTTGGTGGTTCCGGTCGGCTCTGCCGCCGGGGGATCAGATGCGGGCGGCGTCTGCGCTTCTTCCAGACTGCGGATTTCTTCGTTGATCTCGTTGATCCGTTCCTGCACACGGGTGATGTCCGCTGCGTTCGCGCTGCGCTCCTGCTCAAAAGCATTCACAGCGGCCTCAACGACGCTGCGCTCCTCATCGGTCTGCGCCTCGGCGATGTCATGCTCAAGCTCCGCTTCGCGGGCCGCGAAGTCATCGCGCGTGGTTTCGAGCGTCTGAAGCTCAGTCTGCAGCGGTGCAAGACGGCTCCGCAGCAGCAAAACTTTTAATGCCATTTACTATGTACCTCCCAGCTTCTTTTTCATGTCGCTGCGCCAGGCCTCGGCGCGGCGTTTTTCAATTTCGGCCAGATCCTGCTTGCGGGCGCTGACGGACGTTTCCGTGTAGGCCGGAAACGTACAGACAGACACCTCGTAGAGAGGATCGACCTCTTCGATTTCCCAGCGGCATTTTCCGTCGCCGAGATCCACAAAGGTTTCGCGTTTGATGTCAAATCCAAACGAGCACTGGTCAACGTCACCCCGCTGGACGCGGGCGTAGAGGTTCATGGCGTCAACGTCGTCCCGATTGATTCTAATGCTGCCCCAGAGACCGCGCTCATCCTGCCGCAGCGCCAGCGTGCCGGCCTTCGTCCGGCCGAGCACAAGACTGGAATCGTGGTTGATGAGCGCCCGGACATCTCCGGAGACGGAATTGGTAAAAGCGCCTGGCTTTACGATCTCGCTCGCGCCTTCCCAAAGCGGGTATTCGCTGTTGAAGACGGAGAAATAACCTTCGATAAACAAATCATCGTTGGCCGAGCGCGTCTGGAACTGCTGGGCTACGCAGCGCACCTGCCGCTGCTGGCGTTCATTCGGCATTGCCGTCGCCTCCTTCTAGTTTTTTCTGGTTGCCGATCATGCCGCGGGGAATGTAGTTTTCGAGGATTACCAGCTCGTTCAGACCCTTGCGCGGGCTGAGACCGAGCCAATCGCGAGCCTCGTTGCCGTCCATCAGGCCGCGGATGTACTGATCGTCGGCTACGCTGGCCAGCTCCTGCAGCGTGTAGCTGTAAAGCCGGCGTGTGGACATCTGGAAATACATCTCCTCGGAGATCAGAAGCTTTCGCGTCAACTCCTGACAGATGATGTTGGAGATTGTGACCGCCGTGGTGCGGATCATGTGGTTGTGCTCCGCGTCGGAATAACTGCCGACGCCGACCATATACGGCGTCACACCGACCAGCGAGGCAACCTCGCGTTTGTCTAGCTCCACGCTGTCCTTGATGGCGAGATCCGTCAAACTCAGCGGTTTGACCTGCTGCACCTCCATCAGCTCTGCCGGGATCACCCACGGCTCGCCCGCAGAGCTTCCGGACATATACTGGTCAACCAGCCGCTTGCGGCCTGCTTCGTCGGCGAATTCATCCGCGAGCGCGTCTACCTTGACGATCACGCTCGGCTTCCACTTGTCGGACATAAAGCCCTTTTTCGTGGCGGCCGCCTGCCGGAGATTCGCGGTCACATCCCGGAGGCTAATCCGCAGGCCGATTCCCTGCCAGGGCTGCGCTGGATCTGGCCAGCGTTTGAAATGGAGTACGCTGTCGGCCGCATAGCGCCGTCCCTGCCACATGACATAGTAGGTCAGGCCGTTATCGTCGCTCAGCGCATACGCCCCGGGCATCGGCTCCAGCTCACTCAGGAGGCCGCGCTCCGTGTGCGGCAGGAGGAAGGCACTGCCGGTCGAGGTCGTCAGCATCGTCCAAACGATCCAGGAGATCAGATCCTTGCGCGTACCGTGCCGCCACGGGGAAATGTCCATGAAGCGCGCCAGCTGATTGCGGACGCGGACGTCGCCGTCATCGGTGTTCCGCATGAGCTGGATCGTAGCGTTCGAGATGATATCAGCGAGGCCGCCGATGGCGGCAAGCACATCCGGACTGTCAATTAACCGGGTATAACCAGGCACGGCCAACGTATCAGCGTCGATTGCACCAATCATCCATTTTTGCAGCGCTGTGTCCACCCCTCTGCGCTGCGGCTTCACTCTCAATCTGCATCACCGTCCTTGTCTTTCTTGTCATACCAGCCTGCCGCCTTATTGCTGGCGGTCAGATCTTCGAGATAAGCGCAAACCGCGAACACCGAAGCATCAAAGAGGTCGATGCGGAGGTTTGGCTCGATTTTTTGATACATGACCATATCGTCAGCCTTCTCAATGCCGGCAACGTTCTGTACGCAGTACTCATAGGGTTCGGCGTGCATGTAGTAGAGCGTTCCCTTTTTCGCGCTGGCCTCCAGGTAGCGGAAACCTTCGGATTTCCGTGTGAATAGCTGCGGCTGATCCTTGATGGGGAAGCGTTCCTTCTGCATCTCGACGAAGTATTCGCGGCAGAATTTTCGGTCGTGTCCGATGCGTCGGATCTTAAACCCATCGGCGCGTAGCTTTTTGTACCATTGCACCACATCGTGGTGATTTGTGACCTTGTCGTTGGTCATGTCCAGCCAGCCGTCCTCCTGCCAGCCGAACAGCGGGATTTGATCCTGCTGCGCCTTGACGATGGCGGCCGGCCGCGGGAACCATGCGTGCGGAAGAATGATGTCAACGCCCTTGTAATGGCCGAAGAGGCATCCGGCAGTCAGGTCATGCAGTTTCGAGAGGTCCGTGCCGCCGTACCAGCGGATGGGCAGCTTCGCAAGCTGCCGATAGCTCCAACTGTATCGCTCGTCGCTCTTGCGGAACTCCTGAATGTCAAACCATGCCTTGATCGCGTTCGTTGTGACGTTCAGCGATTTATTGAGGAACTCTGGCCGGAGCGCCGGGTTTTCGGCGGCCATGGCTGCGTCGTTAATCATGTCCTGCGGGCGAATAGAGTAGCCCCAGCCCGGCGAGGCTGCTTTCAGCACAGCCGGATCATGCAGGTCAACGTCGCCGTTTTCCAGTGTCGGCGCAGAGCAGAGGAAGCAGAAGATGCTGTCTGCCGCGTTGCCGGTGACAGTCCCGCGCAGGATCTTCCGGCAATAGTCCAAGTGGCCGAGCAAAAAGCCTCTGGCATTCGGACCGTTGGATGAGATCACGATGACGAGCTTGTTTGTGTATGCCTTCGTCGCGTCCTTCAAGATCTGATACTGCTGCGGGCTTTTGTAGGTGTGCGCTTCGTCCGCGATGACGATGTTGCAGTTAAAGGAGTCCTGCTTATCGGGATTCGCGGCCAGCGCATCGATGGAGACCATGCCGCTACCGATATCGCCGGAGATCGACCGCTCGGCATTGTTGTCGATGACGCGCAGCCCCTGCACAGGATCGTCATCCGTCGTAATTTGCAAACGAGCCAGGTTGTATTTGAGGAAATTGAAAACCTCTTTCGTCTGCCTAAGCGCACCGCCTACGGCATAAACCTTGGAACCGCTGGCTCGTTCATACAGCGCCAGCGCAAACGCGAGCGCTGCAGCAAAGGTCGTCTTGATGTTTTTCCTAGGGATGAAGTCAACAGCCTCCTTGAAGCGCCGGATGTTCGTCCCCGGGGTATAGAAGCCGAGAAGGTTGTAGACGATGAACTTGTGATAAGGGAGAAGCAGGAACGGCGTGCCGCGCAGCGGCGTTGCGTCCAAAAATTCTCCCTGCTGGTGGCAAAGCATCGTCTCGATGATGGCGATGATGTCGTTGGCCGGTTCCGTGCGGAACTCCCATTTTCCACGGTCGAGGTCTGCAACGTATCGCTTGCAGGCGAGCACAGCATCCTCGCACAACCCGGACTCTCCGGACAGGACGGATTCCACGAAGGAGTCCACCTCGCGCTGATACTGCGGGCCGTGCTCAACAGCGTGGTCGTGCGCTGCGGCAAGCATTTGCTCGATCTTGCTGTTGCCGAGGGCAGAGGGCTGAAGCTTCGACCTTGCCTTATTCAGGCCGGTCGGCGTCAGGCCGAGCTGATTGCGGAGTGACTGCACCGTCGCGCGCAGGTCTTCGACCGCCGTCCAGTATGGGCTTTTGGCCGTGTACTCCGCGCCGGTCTTGTTGACCATGGTGCAGATCCGCTGCCCACCCTGCTTTTTCCACTCTTTCTCTGCGCGGGAGAGTTCGCGTTCCGTCTTGGCCAGCTGCTTGATCGTCGGCTCGAATATCTCGTTGTAGGTTCCGACCAGCTCCATGTCCTTTCGGATCATGTCCTCTCTGGCCAAGTGCTCACCTCCCGCATGCCGGAGACTCTGCCAGGCCCGGCGGCTCCGGGCCCAGTTAGGAGGATCTGAAGAGGCAATGGCGACGTCCCAATATCGCTGCTGCCTGGCACAGCCTCCGACCGTTCGCGCAGGCGCGTCGTTTGTGCCCGCGCTGTATGATTCATTTTTCGCGCGCACCCGCGCGCCTCGGACCTCTTGATTTACCCCCTCCGCCCGTTTTCCCGCCGTCGGAAAAGGGGGCCCACTCCGGTGCTTTGGTCAGAACGGCGGCGGCGCATCGGGAGGGGGGATCACTCGCCGCTGCCACGCGAGGCCGCGATCGGTCAGCTTGCCGGTCACGCGGTCGTGGAAGCTGTTGTGCGCTGCCTGACTCACAGCGATCAGATTCCAGCCGCACCATTGCCAGCCGGGGAAATCTTCCACCGGGTAGACGTGGTGGGCAACGGTCGCCAGCTCGTTCCTGCCGAACCTTGCGGCCTCTCGGCATCGGTACTTGTCACGCCGGAGCACCGCGTCGCGCAGGTGCAGCCAGCGTTTGCTTTTGTAATCCATGGACAAACAAAAAGCGCCATGACCTCACGACGGAGATCATGGCGCTCATGCCATCCGGCTATCACCTCGGGTGCAAAACAAAAGCGCCAAACGATTCTCCGTTTTCACGGTCAAATCATTTGGCGCTGGCACTAACTCGATGGTTTTGGCTCTGGCTCATATTCACGATAGACTCTCGCTTGCACAGTTTGCAGTACAGCGGGAAGTCTGTCAGCACGGTCGTCGGCCGCACACGCTGCTGCGTCGGCCGCCCGCACAACGGGCAAATCAACTTCCCGTCTGCTGACACTAACAGTATATCACGCCGTTTCTCAGATTGCAAGTCCTTTTGTCGCTCCTTCCCAGTATTTATATATTGTTTCAAGTCAAAATATAGATATTAAGTTTGCAAACCCGGGATTTCGAAATCGTAGGTCACAAAGGTTCCGTAACAGTTCTCAATGCGTTCCGGGAACTTTCCACCTTCGAAGGCCGAAGCGCCTGGCGGCGGCGAGTAGTGCTCGCCCGGTGCAAGCTCGATGTCGTGCCGCTCCGGCTGTACCAGCCCGATACTTGGTGTCCACATCCGAGCGCCAACCCGGAGTTTGCCGGTCTTGCGCGGCTCCTTGGTCATGTACTGCGCGACGGCTCGATAGCCGCCGAACTCCTCAATGGTCTGCACATCGACAAAGCCCTTGCCCCACAGCTCGCGGAATAATGCGATGTCGTTGCCCGGCGCGCGTTTGGTCACGAAATGGTGATGGATGCGATGATCTCCGTGCAGGCCCTCCATGACGTACACATAATCAAACGGAAGATCTTCCGCCCGGCGCGCCTGCCGCAGCCTGCGGAAGTAGGCCGGCTGATTCTTCCGAGCCGTCTCGTAGTTCGGTGGAAGGAATTCCTCGTCATAGGTCAGCGTCACGAACCAATCATCCAGTGCAAAGTTCGCGTAAAGCAGAAATTCTAACCGCATGCAGGCGGTCTTGATGTTCACGGCTTCCCGTACAAGGCTCGTCTCAAATTGCCGCGACACCCGCGTCCGCTTTTGCTGCGGAGCCGCGGCCAGCTCAATGGCTCGGAACCGCGCCCCGGCCTGAAGCTCTATCACTCTACTGATGTTATCATCCCTTTCTTTGTGTGCCAGCCCGGAGATCCGGGCTGGCTATATCATCCGGCTGATTCTCCCCGCCACGGCAATGGCATCCCGCGCGGGCAAAAGTCCAAATCATTTATAGTTCATCCGGATTGATACCAAATGCTTTAAGCACTGTGTCGGGAACGCCAGGTCGGTTGCGAAGGGTTTGCAAGTACAGCAGCGGCTTCAATGCGAGGTAGAGACATTCGTAGTTTGTGCAATTGTACACTTTGTGCGCAAAGCGCATAGCTTGATTTGCTTCGTTCCTGGTGGCTCCGCAGGCCATCAGCAATTTACAGCAGCGTTTCCGCGTCATCTTCATAACCCTCCGTTTCTTCCGATTGCAGCGCGTCCAGCACCGCTTTCGAGCGGCGATACAGGCTCCGCGCCTTGAGCCAGACAACAATGCCCAGCACGATCCACTCGATCAGCGCCAGCAGATTCAAAATATCAAGGATCATCTTCAATTTCTCCTTCCTCTCGTTTTTGCCCGTGGCTGCAAAAATCATTTGCGCCTGTGGTGTGAGGCCCATTGTATATGCAAAACCACGACTCATGCGCCAGACTGCCGAATTGAAAACCGAGATCACGCGCATGCTCGCAGTCCTTGCCGCACACCTTCCGCTGCTCGTTGTACTTGTAGAACGGACATTTCCAGTCCTTGTGTCAGTAGTCCATTAGCTCCCCGTGCTCCCGAACCCATCGGTTCCTCTCTCGGTGTCCTCAAGCGAGTAAAACTTTCCGCCACAGCTGCATATCATCTGTCCCACCAGTCCTTTATCAGGTCGTTCCGCTCAAAAAACGGCTGGAAGTACCCGCCGCAGACCTTTTTGAGCACATAATCGATCCTCGCAATCGCTTCGTCGGATTCCGGCCTGCACTGCCATGCGACGCCGTACTCGGATTCCAGCTGCGTCAAGGTCTCCATCAGCTTCTTCGCCTTTTCGGGTGTGCGGATAAAGCCGCACTCATAGGCCGCCACCAGAAGAAGGTCACACGCCTTCTGCGTCCCAGCGTCCACACCGGCATCAAAGTACTGCTTGTTGCTGCTCCTGATCCGCTTTGCCAGCTTTTCCATGCTGTTCCTCCCTTTCGCACTCTTTCACCGCCCAGAACAGTTTGAGATACGCTTCGCGCTCATCGTCCGTATCTAGCGGCATGAGCTTCGGGGCCATAATCCTCCATGCCTCCATGTACGTCATGCCTGTCCCTCCTTGCACGGCTCCATTTCCGGGCACTCGTCCATAAACGCGCACGGCGGAGCCATCAATCCGCGGAACTCTTGGCATTTGTCTACCACAAGCGTCCGCATCCTCTTGACAATCTCCTGTGTTGCCGGGTCTGCCTTGCGGCACAGGCGCTTGCTGGCGACCGTCAACAGTTCTTCCGCGTTCATGTACCAGATCATATCCACCGGCGCGTCCTGCCGCGCTGCGTTCCTGTCATAGTCGCTCTGGCGGTCGTTGCGCTGGCTCTTAACAAAGGGAACGGAATGGACGTGCCGCGCAAGGTGTGTGCTGACGTAATACGGCACGTTGTGCAGATAAAACGCGAAGTTCAGCGTCCGGATCGGACTGTGCTTCGCCCGGAGCATCCTGTGCTTCCATTCCATGTCCGGTGCTTTTCCCGAGTGCTTCCCAATCGTGACCAGCGCGCAGCTCTTGGCAAACATCCAATCTTCTTCCCCCGGCCACTTCAACAGTGTGATTTCAGTTCCCATCTTCTTCTCCAATCCCCAATCTCCGCATCCATCGTTCTGTTTTCTTCCGGATTTGGTCTAAGTCCATTTCCAAGTCCAGCACCAGCGCACAGTGGATAACGTCGGTGTATTCTTCAAGCAAGTCGCGGCGGCGTTCTTCTTCCGTATTCGGTGTCGGGTTCTTCCCATCCAGCGCCCGCCGCAGCTTCAATGCAGCCTGTGCCAGCTCCGCGCATTCCTCGGCCAACTGTGCCAGCACTTCCGCTTCCCCCAACCGGCCTTTGATCTTCTCAAAATTTTCATTCACCTTCGTTCCCTCCATCCATCCGCGCGCCGCAGTTTGGGCAATACTGCCAATACGGGTCTGCGACTTCCTTTGTCCTTGGGATCATTATCTTGCACCGGCTGCACTCGCGGTGCGGCCAGCTCGGCCACCTATCCAGCAGCCACTTTTCATGCACCACCGGCGCAACGTCGGCAGCAGCCATATCCGCAAGCACCCGCTTTGCATCAGCAATCGTGGCGAATGGGTCACTAACTTCCAGTGCTGTCAGCTTCGCAATTGCAATGCTTCTCAGGATATATTCGTCAGCCATTGCCATTCTCTCCATCCATCTTCGCCCCGCAGTTGTGGCAGTATTTCGCACCATACGGCAAACATTCGCCGCACAGAGAGCACAGCCAAAAACACCCTATGTCTCCGTCTTCAATTTTTCGCCCATGCAACACCGGCACAACGTCGGCGGCTGGCAGCTTCCTGATTTCTGCAAACGCCGCAGCGTAATCCCCGCACGTCCGCGTTGTAATTTCCAACGCCTCTGCGCGCCTGATATATTCATCAACCATCATTTACCCTCCTATTCCATGCCTTGATTGCGTGCCGCTTACACCCAAAAAATTGATACCCGGAAGTATTACAGCTTTTGCATGCAACGCCATAGCTTTCAGTTTTCCAATCGTTCAAAGCCGAGCTGAAAAACCTGTGCGGAATG